TTATCAGGTAATGACGGTGATTTTACTGTTTTAGACCCGTTAATTGACGACGTTTTATCAGTTGATACTGATGTTGCTACTGGTGAACCTGAGTTTTATAGTGTTCCTACTGATGATTTTATGCAAGAGGAGTTAGTAATAGAACAAGAAACTGTAGAACTTGATGATGGTTTTCAGATGGTCGAAGATGATATTGATGAAGAAGTTGGCGAACTTGAAATGATTGACGATATTGATTCGGAGATTGCTGCATTGGAATCTGAATCTAACGAAGAGGGAAGTCCTGTTGATGCTATGATGGGTGGAGCAAAACAGGAAGATGATATTGAAAAAGAACTACAAGCTCTTGAAAAAGACGCTGATGATGAAGAATCATTAGCACCAGAAGATACGAAGATTGCAAGTGAGGGTGATGATCTTGGAGGACAACCAGCACCAGGCAGATCAAAACCTAAACCGAACCCCGTTGATACAAAGAGAGAAAAATTAAAACTACTCATTGCAATGAAAGCGATTGAGGCTGTTAAAGAACTTGAAGCAGCAGTAACACTTGAACAACAAATGGATATTCAACGTAGGCTTCTTGCTTTGATTTCATTTGTACCAGATTTCAAAAACTATAATGAAGAAGAAATACAAGACTTAGCAAACTTCTACCCACCTAAACCAACGGTAGATCATGCGTTTGCAAGATGGTTCTTAAACGACCCTAAATTCAGTATGATGACTGATTTACAATATAGATAGGAGAAAAAATGGCTGAGATAGAATATGCCGGAGTAAAGGTTGGGGGATCAAAACTACTACTCATTTTACCACTTATAGGAACACTTGGTGGTGGTCTATGGGCTGGTTTTGAGTTTTATAAAGACTACATGAATATGAAAGAGATCATTGCTAACATTGATACTGATGAAATCGCAGCTCGCAATGCTGTGCTTGAAACAAAACTTGATGAAGCACTTGAGTATTCACGTGATATTAAAAACGGTTTGAGAGATGATATAGTTCGCCTTGAACGTATCGTTGATAAAGTTGAAGACGATATTAATGGTGTTGAAGATGATGTACGTACCACAATTGACGATGCTGAAGAGCGATTTGAAGTAAAACGACAGGATTTGTTGAACCAATATGTAGCTCAAAAAGATTTGTTAATCCGTGAAAACACTGCAACACGTGATATATTAGAAACGAAGATTCAAAATCTTGAAGCGGATATGGAAAAACAGTTACAAAGAGCATTGGACAACCCTTTAGCAAATAGATAATATATATAAAAAGGAGATCTAAATGCCTGCACTATTACATCAAACCGTAGGATTCGCTGATGATAACGAGAATCCAACTGAAGCTCATATAAATGAAGCATTAGAAGCAGCTTTAAAAATGCCTGCTGCATCTCGACTCCATAACAGAGTTTGGCTACCGCATAGGGAAGAGGGAGATGTGGTTAGTCAATTCTGGACATGGTTAGAAGAGAGAACACACGCAGCTACTTGCAAAAATACAATCACTAATTGTGGGCACATTGCTCTATGGGTCATGCAACCCGAAGATGATGATGCTCCTTTGGCATGGTATCCAAAGTATCCCCAAGGTTACTTTGAAGGAGGTTTATTTACTGGACCTCAAAATTTCAGTGAAGAACCTGTGCTTTTAAACGACTTCTTTAGAAATTACTCTATGGGCATTGCAATTTCTGCTATGAAGTACGCAGAGGTATTATCAGATTTAGGTTATGACGTAGGGTTTTTGAGTGTTCCTTCGGTTGCCCCTGTTTCTTTTAACTCTCACTTTGGACAGTATTTTAGTAGACAACCAGTAGTGCCGATGTTGATGATCTATGCTGGCACAAAGGGTAATGCAATCAAGCACTCATATCATCGCAATAAGATTTCAAATACCACTGTTGAAACTGGGAGTGTTATAAAACTAGACTTAGATCAAGATGATATTCCTTCAAATTGGGGGTATAAAAATCTACATTATTGGGAAGACAATACAAGAAGTACTTTATTACCACACACTGCTAATACAGTAGTTGATTTTAATTATTGTAAGAGAAGTAATAATTTTCTCGGAGCAGAGATTATGCCAGGTAATGATGATAACTGGGCAGACGCCGAGTGGTGGACAGGTGGTAATAATTAATGGCTAGTAAAAAACCAAAAATTAACTATGCGGAACTACTACGCAAATATAAGTCTGGACGCTCAATCGGTTCTACGAACCGAGCCAGACTTGTAGCCCGTGGTATGATACCACGTAAATCTGGGCCCCATAAGGGTAAAAAAATCGACTTAGGAAGAAGAGGAAAATCATAATGGCTATGCATAAGAAAAACGGAAAACCTATGAACGGTGGTAAGAAAAAAATGAATGGCAAAGGTAACGGGCTAACTGCTGCTCAAAAGAAACTTCCACCAGCGCTTCAAGCTGCTATCTTAAAAAAGAAAAAGAAAAAGTGATTGAATCATTTAAAAACGTTTATGTCGTATTAAATGGTGATACTAAAGTAGAAAATAAATTTAGAGAATATGATTATTGTATGCCATTGTGTGGACAAGGGTTTAACATAGAACTTGGTGTCTGGTATGGTCGCAGTATCAATTATCTCGCAAAAAATAACCCAAATAAACATTTTTATGGTTTCGACACTTTTGAAGGTGTTGATGCGGTTTGGGACTGTGGCACATATAAAGTAGACATGAAAAAGTCTTTCTCTGTGCCAGAACAATATTTAGACACACAAACAAGATTACCTAGAGTATTAAAAAACGTAACACTAATTAAGGGATTGTTTGAAGAAACTTTACAAAAGTGGAAAAAAACAGTTTTAAAAGACAATCAACTAAGTTTTATTAATATAGATTCAGATATATATAGTAGTGCTAAATTTTCATTAGATACGTTTAATGAAAATATAAGACCTAATACTATAATAAGATTTGATGAACTCGCTGATTGGATATATTTAGATTTTCCAGGATATGAAACTAAAAATACTAGTTCACATAAGTTTTTTACTACTCATGAGCAAAGTGAATATGGCGCATTATTGGATTGGATAAAAGAAAATAATAGACAAGTAGAACCTTTGTGGAGAACGTGGTTTGCATCTGGTGGTGTGCGAGTTATTAAATAACAACAAAGGAAATAAAGAATGCTAATAAATCATAATGCAGTTCGTTCAGCTTACTTGAGTAAGCTTGTCTACTCAGGTGAGCCTTTAGTGCGTTCATCTTGCGATACATTTGGCTATGAAAAGTTTAAGTGGTTTGATAAAGGTAGCACTCAATGTTTTGTTGCATGGGACAAACAAACCAATACAGTAATAATTTGTTTTAGAGGCACAGAACCTGATCAACTTTCTGATATTTTAGCAGACCTCCGTGCGTGGCCGAAGAGAGCCCAAGAAAGGGGTCGTGTTCATTCAGGATTTGCCAATGCTCTAAATCTTGTGTATAGTGAGATTGTTGAGTATTTAGATGCTCAACAGTTTGATGATGATTGTCGAATCATGTGTACGGGTCATTCACTCGGAGCTGCATTAGCTACTATTATGGCAAGTCGGTTAGACGCCAACGAACTTTACACTTTCGGTTCCCCTCGTGTAGGTGATAGACACTTCGTCAAAGAAATGAGTACTGATAAAATAAAGCATTATCGCTTTGTTAATAACAATGATATAGTGACTCGTGTACCTCCTCCCCTGCTGTACCGTCACCACGGAGAGCTTGTCTATATAAATCACTACGGAAATGTTCGTAAAATGACTACATGGCAACGTATTAAAGATCAATGGCGTGGTCGTTTAGCAGCATGGAAAAAACGTGAATTCTTTGATGGAGCACGTGATCATTCGATGGATTTATATCACCGCAAAATTTACCATGTTTACTTACAGAGCTAGAAGTTTATGCCCCGTTTGTTCTTCTGATGAAGAAATATGGTTCATGGGTGGTAAAGTTGAGCCTCTTGAAGTTGTTGAATGTCGTAAATGTTCACAAGTCTATGAACCTGCCGATTTTATCTATACATTCATAGAACTTCATGATAATGTCTCTGTCTCTTCCAACACATCCCTTCCCTCAATCACTTTGTAATTGCCTGATGCCCTTAATTTTTGTATATTAACTTATATTTCAAAAATAGGAGATTCAAATGGCAGGTAAAAAAAGTTCTGGTAAACACTATGTATCTAAAGGTGAGCGTCCGAACGTAACACGCTCTGTGTTAAACGCTCTTCGTCGTGAGTATTTACAGTCTGATGCTCGTATTAATAATCAAACTAAAGCATGGCGTAGAGGTAAAAATGTTATGCTTACTGTTCCAAACCCTGACAAAAAGAATACTAAAGAACGTATGATTCGAGTCCCAGCAATTGATTATTGGGGTTTTCCGCGCCAAGCTAATTTAAAAATGAGATAGTTTTGAGTTGGGAATTTAATGAAGAAATTTCACAGACATACTCGTCACATGTCTTGAAACACATTCCGCTTTATGAAAAAACTATAGAATGGTCATTGGCTTGGGCTTTAGATAATCTCCAAGCTAATGACTCTATACTTGATTTTGGATGTGCTACCGGAGTCACTCTAAGAAAATTTAAAAATGCTGGTTTTACTAATCTCTGGGGTGTTGATTCTTCTCCCATTATGTACGAAAAGTTCAAAGATGATTCTATAAAGTATTCTTCAACCTTACCGGATGTTGCATTTTCTCTTACTCTTGCTAACTGGGTTTTACATTTTAATCAAGATAAGTGGAAAATACTCGATAATCTTATGAAATTAAGTAACACTTTAATTGTATCCGAAAAAACAACAAAATGCGTTACCGAAAAATATCA